CGTTCGAGAGCAACTTTCCGCAGCAACTAGCGGACGGGGTTGCCAAGGGCATATCACAGGCTCGGTCCAGCGGCGGCACGGCACCGTTCGCCGGCAGCGAGCCGCCCCCCGGCACCGTCAATGGCAGCAGCGGACAGAGCACGTGGCAGCAGATCGTGCAGTCGCTTCAGTCTGTGGCACAGGTGCTGTCGCAAGGAAGTCCAGAGCGCCAGTTCTCCGCCGGACAGAACGGCCTGAATACGATTGGTGAGGGTCAGTCGATCGGTCGAAATGACGACGATGTCGGACAAAATTCGGGAACTGCCTCTTCTGCCAGTGGGCTCGCCGGGGCCTTCGACGCTCTGAAGGCTGCGGCTGATGCTCTCGCAGTGTCGCTGGCCAACGCTGCCGACAACGGTGGAACACAGACCTTTTCTGGTGGCGGTCACGTGCAGGGCGCGGGCAGCGAGACCAGCGACAATATTCCAGCTATGCTCTCACACAACGAGTACGTTCACAATGCGCGGGCGGTCAACCACTACGGCCTTTCGTTCATGCACGCTGTCAATAGTCTCAAGCTGCCGAAATTCTCGCTCGGTGGGCTGGTGTCTGGACTGACAGGGTTCGCCTACGCTCCGGTGCAGCACTTCGCGACTGGTGGTCCAGTGTTGGCAGCTATCCCTTCGAGCAGCGGAGGCAGCGGTGGTCACGTCAGCGTCGATCTACGAACAGATCACGGACACTTCGCAGGACTGATGGCGCCGGACCACGTAGCTCGACAACTGAGCCGCGCCGCCGTGCAGCGCCAGACCGTGCAGAACGGCACGAAGCCAACTTGGTTCAGGGGAAGAAGCTAGATCATGCCTAATAATTTTCGCGGACACAGTATCCCGTACGAGACCCTGCTGACGATTTCGACTGTGAGCGACAGCAAGGCAGTGTTGCCGCTGTACTCGTCTCGAGGTATCACACAGACGATGGAGATGATAGACGGCAGCATGTTCCAGGACCGAACTGTCAATGGCGAACTCGTCGACATGTCCGTATCCAGATTTCGCAAATTCAAGTCCACCATATCCGCCAAGGACCAGCGCCCGCCGAGCCGCAACGACATATGGCCGGGCGTGATAGTCACAGTTGGATGCGCGTATCTGTTGTCGTACCCCACTGTCGGAGGTACGCCGTCCCGTCCAGTAGTAAGCGGCAGCACCTTCACCGAGGGTAGTTTCACGTTCTATCAGCCGCTGATCACGTTCATGATAGGTAAGCCCACCGGCCACTTCGACGAGTGGCAGGCCGGGTACGAGTGGTCGATCCCGATGGAGGAAGTATGACCACCGTCACACCAGTCGCTGGGCCGTTCTACTTCGCATGGATCAACCCACCGGATCCGATAGCCATGCGCAACGGTACGGCCTTCGACCCCACCGTGCACAATCGCATGGACGAGTATATCTTCACGCTCGACATCGGTGAGAAGGAGGGAGATAAGCCGACACTGGATCTTACCATACGCAATCCTCACGTTGGCCTGCTAAATAGCGCACGCAAGCAGTGGGCTTGGTTGTCGCGCAGTGACGACGGTGTCACCTTCACGCCATTGTTCTGCGGTCGCCTGATAGCTGCGCCGAAGGATATCTTCAAGGAAAAGATATCGATCCAATTGGTCGCGTGGCCGATCGACTACTTTGAGCAGATACAAGCGCTGGCCGAACAGATAAAGACCACTGGTCCGTATGACCCGGTGTTCATCGACGAGACCAAGCGTGACGATCCGGACACAGTTCTGGAGGCGGTGTCCGGGCTGTGGCACGTCGATCCAGTGACACACGTCTGCAGTGTGGCTGACATCGTTAACGGTGACGACGGCAGCGTGACGGTCACGCAGGATCAACACCTGTATAACGCCATGGAGGTGAACTTCGATCAGGCCAGCCAGATTACCAGCATACTGATGGTGGCGACTGTAAGCTGGAACCAGACTGGTCAGGGCTACATCGACATGGGCAACAATGTCATCAGCAGCTACGCCGGTGATGCAATCATAGGAGACTGGCCCAAGCCGTTGTCTCCACTGGGCGGTGGCTACACTGTGGCGTTCGCCAATGCCTACGACGCGCTGGGTATCTCCCACGCTGTGACGGCAACCGCCAGCGGCTCGTGGACCAACAGGGAGAAGACACACGAAGACGGCGACACGCTCAGCCTGAACTGGTCGGTCACGATGCCAAGTCTAGGCGGTACCGTGGGTGGTATTCCTAGCGGCGGTGTGATCCTGACAGAGGATATTCAGCCGGGGTTCCTAGATCCGTTCGCTGTGGACGGCGACGGAGACCCGGATCCTACTAACATACCAATGCATCTAAACGTGACTTACGCGTTCTGCCCGGTATGGCAGGTGAACACGTCACTAGTTCTGCAGTATCGCGATCTCACGAGACAGCGAACCGAGCGCTTGCAGATGCTGCTGACCAGCGATCTGCAGCCGATACTCGTCGATCCTCTGGTGACACAGGACTCCGAGGTTATCACCAAGCAAGGTGCCGACGTCAGTCTTCCCATACTCGATCTGTTGAACTGGACTACTGTGGCAGGTAGGTTAGTCGAAATCGACACCATAGTATTTCCAGACGATCCGTCGATTCCGAGCCAGCGCACCGCTCAGATCGCCGTGCAGTCCGGCACGGCCGGAACTGTCGAGCCAGACTTCAGCGACGTGCCGGGGGAGACCACTGTGGACGGAACAGTGGTATGGGCCAGCCTCGGAACACCTAACCCGCCGGAGACGGCCTACGACTGGACGGCTGCGACCAACGTGCCAGCGGGCGAAGTCATTCTACCACGAAAGCCGCTCTATATCACTTGGCAGGTACTCACGCTGCCGGGTCGTCAGCAGGTGCCGCAGATAGGCTCGCAGGTGTCCAGAGGTCAGCTGATACAGGGCAACAACGGATTTTTCTTTGTCTGCACGACGCCCGGTCTGACCGCGCTGACCGAACCGAACTGGCCCGGCACGTACGCCAGCACCGTGCAGGACGGCAGCGTCACGTGGACGTGCCTCGGCAACACCGTCCCTGACGGCAAGTCACACTACATCGCTGTCCGCGGTGGCACCACTGGGGCGGAATTCATGATCCCCCCGTTCAACCCGGCACTTCACGCGCAGACTGCCGACAACACCGTGATCTGGGCCGCAATCGGCGTCGGAGACCTGCCGATCGGTGGCACGCCCGGCGACACGTGGGGTCGCACGTACTTCGACACTACTCGCGGACTTCAGTCAGTCGAGTATCTCGTGTCTATCATGAGAGCACGAGCTCTCATGAAGTCCCGCGCTGTCACACTAGATTTCCAGCCGATCGATCCGTTCGGGCTAGGGTCTCAAATGTCATTGCGCAAGACCGCAGTCGTATACGACACTAGACTGGCCGGGGGTCTCGCCGAGGGCAAGATCATAGAGGTGCATCGCGCGTGCGACGGCGGCAGCGGTCAAGAGACGTGTCACGTTCAGATCGGGTGCTGTATCGGCAAGGACACGGCAGTCAGGGCCGACTCTGGACAACCAGTCTACGTGGATGGTTACGTGAATGGCTACCAACAGCGCACCGGGACCGTAGTGCTGCTCGACAGTAGTGACGTTGGCTACACGCCACCAGTTATCAGCCCCAGTGATGACGGACTGGTGTTTCCGCTCGATAAGTCCCAGATCGTGATTAGCGAAGGTGTGCTCGGTGATTTTAGCAAGCAGGCCGGGGCCGTCAGTTCGGCTCTGGGTGCCATGGCGCAGGCCGCCAGACTGACTCAGTTTCCCTCCAACAGTCTGAGTTATGCTACGTGGGTACAGCAACAGATTCAACAGTTATCCGCTAACAGCGTTCAGCGCGCCACGCTACTCAATCCCATATGGTACGACGCTACGCTGAAACCCCTCACTGGTCTTGTCTTCAACAATAGCTGTGTAGTCACTCTAACACCCCTGACGGCTCCGAAGGGTATTGATCTGACTGGAATTAGTGAAGATTATACCGACATACCACAGATAACGTTTCCGCAATCTGTTACTCCGCCGCCGAACGGTCCAATGTCATCACTCTTCATAGATAGTGATATATTCTACTTTCCCTCGATATCAGGTGGTGATAAGTCTATCCTGCCGTCCAGCACTAACTTCGCAGACACCTTCTACGTGCCCAAGTTGACGGGTGGGTCGTCGGGGGCCGGGTTCCAGCTAGGCGATGTACCATTCACATCTAATTCGCTGTGGAATACCCCGGTACCTGATGGTGCGACCTTCACGCCGTTGGCGTGGCCTGCAACTACAGGCTTCAACTATTCAGCAAACTGGAATCAATATTCTGCTCCAGTCTATATTTCCTCACCATCAGATCCTTTGTGTACAGTCAACTACGGTGCGGGTCAGGGCTACCCAGCAGGCTCTGTCCAACTCAATATCCCGTCAGGTGCCACTGGAGCTCCAGGATCAGACGGCGAGATTGTCATCATCGATGGGACTACTGTTTGGAATTTCTGGGTGTTCAGTCGTACTAGCGATACCACGGCAACCGCCAATCAGCAGGGGCACTGCGACGTCATCACCGGTACCGGCTTCGGCAACTTCTCCGGAGGTCAGGGCGCTGGCATCATGGCGTGCGGGTCAAGCGGTCTAGGTGGTATGTTGATCCAGGCGGAAACAGATGCTGGTCCGATCATGCATGCACTCCAGCTTAGCCCTCTCTATACGCTTGTCAAGCCGGGCTTTGTTGCACCTGCCATTCGAGGCGACGGCAATACGTCTAGTGGAATAGTGCAGGAGGGCGATCTGCTCGCCATTCCTCCATCCACCGCGATGCCAACCGGTCTTTCAACTATCGGTCAGCAAATCTTCACTGCCTTGAAGACCTACGGTTGTTATGTCGTCGACGTGTCCGGCGGAGATTCGACTCTTCGCATGCAGCAGAACGCCTACAATCAGACCGTTGCCGACAATGCGTGGCATGACAGCAACAAGATCATTCCCCTGCTTCAGAAGGTGAACGTATGAGCAACAGCATCGAGGCGATAGTACGACCATTCCAGACGCCGGACATCTCGCCGAGCACACCGTTCTTCACCCCCGGTCGAGCGGGGGTGCCGAACGTGATTCTACAGTTCGGACGCAGCGGTGGCGGCAAGACGTTCAACGGCAGCGTGAGCGCTAGCTCGTCGTACTACATGACACAGTACACCAACGAGAAATCTGAGGCAGACTGGGGCACTGCCGAGTAATGTCCACCGGCGCACCAGACACCCGCAAGACACACGTTATCCGCATCGTCGGAACGAACAAGAATGGAGACGTTCTTCAGGACATGTGGGTAGACGTCGAGCGCATGGACATTATCAAGAGCGTCACGCAGAAACCTGACGTGCAGTGGCAGGGGCATCAGCGCAAGCTGAAGTGGATGGATGATCCTGCTGGGGACGACTACGATCCGAACGGTAATCCAGCTCGGGAGTACGTGACACTGAAGCTGTGCGATCCTGAGAATACTGACGACGTTACTGATCCGGACGAGTGGATACCGCTGCCGGTTATCAAGGTGATGAAGTCGTTCGGCGGTGACGGACACGGTCAGGGCTATCAGGACAAGCATCTGGTATTTGACACTGGTGACGATAGCGACAGCACCACGGCTCGTCAGTTCGAGGCGCGCCGGTTCGTGCACTACGACACTAACATCGATGACGATGCTCAGGCAGCCTTCGACGACGACCCTACGCTGACAGCATACGTAGTGCAGGGTGAGGACTACCAGATAGACCCCTCGACCGAGAACGACTCCCAATATGTCGAGCAGGAAGTACTCAGTTTCTACAAGGCCAGTGGCAACGCCAGTCCGATCAACATGAACAACTCGGATACCAACGGACAGGGCAAGCAGATTAAGCTGCTCAATCAGTACCTGATTGACATGAGCCAACCCGCGCAAGGTAAAATTACAGGCAGTGGCGGTGTCAACCCGCCGTATCGGCTAGATCCGTTTCAAAATATCATTAATGTCAATTGGGGTGGTACCGTTATCGTAGTGGTCAATGCTGCTGCTTATCCATTCGCTGGTGGACCCGCTACGAGCGTACCCTCATATCAAATTCTTGATGAAAGTGTAGTGTTTCTTGGTTCACGTCCTATCAAATACAGTGGCTCCCAGGGCTCACCTAATGCCCCAGCTTGGGCGTTCAAAGTAAATGTCAATGCTGCTGGTGCGTTCATAAATATCCATGTCCCAAAAAACATATCTGGATCAAACCCAAATAACGCTGTCACTAATGATATGACTGTGAGTGTATTTGCTTATGATAAGACAAATCCATCGTGGAGTCTAGACCGTGCCTTAGATGGAGCACAATTGATTGCATCTTCATTCTTCGCCGGTGGTGTCTTAATGGGAACAACACACCATATCACTACTGATCTGCCGTCGCAGGCTGATCCTCCTGGGTTGCTATGGAGTATCTATTGCACTGCGGACAATGAGACTGTACCGCTCAAGATCAGGCGCGGTGCCCATCGCCCTGTGAACACGAATAGTTCGCTGCCTAATCAAATGGTGCAAGTCTATCCGTTAGAAAAACCTCACGTGATCGCCCCTAATGGAGATTTCCAGATTATTGCTGCCGGTTATTTAGTTGGTGCCTACCGATTAGATAGTAAGGGAACTGGGCCATCGTACGGTGTCGGGCGAAATCAACTCGCTGATGGTGGTGGTAGGATTATTGGTGATCCGATAGGGCCGCAAGGTATTCCGGGCGTGCTGCTCTACGGCTCGGCATGGGGACAAAACTTGCCCAATGCTGGTACTAACGTCAATGCCTCAGGTTGGTATGGTGTCCCGTTTGGCGACCCACCACCGCTCATAGCGTTCGACCCAGTATCCACTGGCGGCGGCCTCGTGGGTCCATTCTAAGGGAGATAGAAGTGACAATCACGTACTGTGAAACAGACCCGGTAAGCGCGAGATGGGTTGGTGTAAATCGTCTACTAACTTCGTTCGAGGTAGATTTCAACTTCTACCAGCACGACCAGCGCATCTCGACACTGGAGACTAACGCGCACACCACAGTCAGCATCGACAATATCACGCTGCACGGTGACGAGTTGATGTTCACGATGACCGACAGCACCACGCGTGGACCATTCACGATACCGATAGCGACGTTCCGGGACAGAGGTGCGTGGGCCCCGAGCACGCCGTACTCGGTCAACGACGTGTTCACGGCCAACGGCAATCTGTATCTTGTGATCTTCGCGCACACGTCATCGTCTGGAAGCTTCGACCCCAACGCCAACGACGGTGCCGGAGACAACTACTACGCTCTTCTGCTGTCCGCACCGGGCAGCGCGCTGCCCGCAGGTGGTGCGACAAGTCAGGTCCTCTCGAAGGTGGACGGCACTGACTACAGCGTCACGTGGTCGTACAAGCTGCCGACGGGCGGCAGCACCGGGCAGTATCTGCGCAAGAACAGCGGTACCAACCAGGACGCCGCGTGGCACGCATTCGAGGGTGTCTACGCTCCGCCGTCCTCGCCGGGCGGCGTGACTGGTCAGATGGTAGCAACGCGAGACGGCAGCGCGCTGAATACCGAGTGGGTCGACGGCGTCTACGCACCACCAGCGTCCCCGGCCGGACAACCCGGTCAATCGCTGGCGACCACCACAGGGTCGTCAGTTGACATGGAGTGGATAGACGTAGTCCGCGCACCACCAGCGTCCCCGGCCGGTTCAGCAGGTCAGGTGCTCGCGACTACAGACGGTACTGCTGCGAGCACTGAGTGGTTGACATTGGCGCTTTCTGCGTTAGCCGACGTCAATGTCACCAAGGGCGTGGGCATAGACGGTTACTCCCTGACGTGGAACAACACTGCGGGCAAGTGGGAGGCGACAGCCCCCTCGTCCACCACTACTTCGCTGTCAGCACTCACGGATGTCACTGTCTCCGAGGGCTCCGGAATCGACGGGTTCCTTCTGTCGTGGAACAACACGGCGGGCAAGTGGGAGGCAGTCGCAGCCTTCGCCCCCACCCTGACGTCTCCGTCAGTCGGAGACACGCTGACGTACGACGGTACGCACTGGGTCAACCGCCCGTCGTTCATCAACATAGGTTCGACTAGCTCGAATATCAGTCTCGGTACGAGCGGCGCCGACTACGCCAGCGGCAAGTTCACGCCGACCGGCAATCTGCAAATCCTGAACGGCGGCGCTGGGCGGGAGGGCGAGATCACGACGCTCATTATCATCACGAGCGGCACCTCGTCCTTCAATATCACGGCGGGTGCCAACGTGAGTATGAACGGCACGCTGGCCACCGGCACTGTCTCTGGAAAGAAGTGGACACTGGCGTTCGTCAATGATGGCACGACCCTGTACGAGATCAGTCGCGCTGGCCCGATGTGATGACGCGCACGCCTCTCCACTATATCGGCATGTACGGCATCGGGGACTGCGTGCATCAGCGCGCGGTTCTTAAGTCGCTGCTGCCGAATTACGATATCTGGCTCGAGACCTGCCACGCCTGGATACACCTCGATCTGATCGAACAGTACGACGTGAAGCTGGTGCTGCGGCAGACGCGACTGTGGGGCCACTGGCAGAACATAGCGCGCGAGCGCGAACAATTTCCCGGCATCTACAGGAGCGTGTCGTCCATACCGCGTACCAACCGCGTGATACGCAACTGGTACCACAAGCACGAGATAGACAGATACGGGTCGATCCTCGATACGATGATGCGTGTCGCCGGGCTGCCATCGAGCGTCGCCCCTGACTTCACGCTGCCGGTGCGCAGCGAGTGGCGCGACGAGGCACTGCGCTTCCTAGAGATGACCGGGTACAAATTCGATCGCCCGCTCATGGTCTATCGCCCAGTGGTCTATCGCAGGGAGTGGCCAGAGAGCAAGCGAAGAAACCCGGACTGGCTCAGCTACGCCTCACTCTACAGGGTCGCCCGTCAAGACTTCTTTGTCGTCAGCCTTGCCTATCTGGGTCCGGAGGAGCAGATCGTCGGAGCGGTGGAGCGGGACGTAGACTTCACGTCGCACGACGGGGCACTGTCGATGGCAGGCATGGCGGCCCTGATCGCCGAGGCAGACGCAGTCTTCTGCTGCGCGGGCAACGCCCCCGTTCTGGCGCAGGCCGTCGGCACGCCCTCCATCACGGTGTACGGGGGGCGCGAGAACTACGACACGACGCAGAGAGCGGGGGTGCATCTGGCTCCGACACTCGGCATCGATCCGATCGTGTCCTGCAAGTGTCACGGGGTCATGAAGTACTGTCCGCGCAACTGCAACAAAGCGATCGACATCCCCGAAGCGAGCAGGCGCATTCGGGAGTTCATAGATAACCTGCCAATGGAGACCAAGCAATGGCACGAGTCCACACAGTCCTGAACAACTTCGATCTCCTGGATCCCATCAGGGAACTCAAGGACATCGATCTGGCGCTGGGCACCACTACGATCCACGACAAGTGGTCCGAGGGTGACCCGACGCTGGCTGCGGCGCGCATCAACGCTGCCAAGGCCAACACCATCGGCACCACCGAACTGCTCGATCCGTATCGCGCGCTGGTTGCACTCAACGCGGTGATCAACACGTGAAGCGCGCGCTCCTATTCGGAACGTGCTACAGCGACGGTCCGGAGAAGGCGCGCGTACTCGAGATGTGGTCGGCTCTCGCGCTTCGGAACAAGCGCGAGGGTCTAGACGTGATGGTGGTGGACAGCCAGAGTCCGTCCCTGCCGCACATTCCGATGCCCATTCGGTACTACTCTTTCCGGGACAATATCGGTCATCTGTCGCGCGGCGGCCGCGACGGCTGGGGTAGAGCCTTCAGCTACGGCCTGTTCCGGGCTATCGCCGAGGGCTACGACTATGCGATACACGTGGAGTGCGACAGTCTGCTGCTGCCACTTATCGAGCCCGCTATCGGTTGGATGGAGCACCAGAATGTGCAGGTCGCCAGCACTCGTGTCAGCAGTGCGCCGCATCACTGGGTCGAGACCGGCCTGATGCTGTTCCGCACTAGCTGGATCAGGGCGAATAATTTTCTTCAGCAGTACGACTGGGAGCGGCGCAATCGCCGACCAGAGCCGGAGGTTGTGATCCGCGGACTGGTTGGTCGCGATTTGAGATACCTGAACTGGCGCACCATGCGCGACGACTTCAAGGCGCTGACCGTGGCGAACCTCGGCAGCTACAAGTTGGACTGGCTCACGCACGCGACTATAGACGTGATGGAGCAATTCTACAATGACAGGAGTGAAAAGTGAAACTAAATCTGGGATGCGGTACTAACAAGCTACCCGGCTGGTCGAATCACGATCGCGACGTAGATATCACCAAGCCTCTGCCGTGGCCCACGGCGTCAGCAGACTTCATCTTCATAGAGCACTGCGTGGAGCACGTCAAGTTTCACGATGCCGTGCGGTTCTTCGACGAGGCGCTGCGCGTGCTGCGGCCCGGTGGCGTGCTGCGAGTGACGGTGCCGAGCCTCGAGAAGCTGGCGGAGTCAGATAATCAGCGATACTACAACTGGGTGCATCAGCGAGGCTGGGCGCCGACCCCCGATCGTAAGGGTGCCCTGCACGCCATGATATTCTGCCACGGTCACGAGGCAGGGTGGACAGCGAGCCTGATGCGATCGACGCTGAAGTACGTGGGCTTCGATAGGATAGAGGAGTGTCTACCCGGCGACAGCAGCCACAAGGCGCTGATCAGCGTCGAGGGTCATGGTCACGTGATCGGAGACGAGTTCAACGCGCTCGAGAGCATGTGCTTCGAGGGTACCAAGCCGGGCGACATAGCGCGCAACCTGGATGCAGACTACGACGCCAAGTTCTACCAGATGCACGTCGGCTGGCGCAACGAATATGTCAATATCGCCAAGTGGCTCGACGCTCGTCTGCACTTCAACAGCGCCGTGGACTTCGGCTGTGGCAACGGCTACATCCTTCAGGCACTCGGCGGCTTGGGCAAGGCAATTCTCGGGGTGGACGGTAGCACCAACGTACTGAAGCATTTTCCTGACGCCGTGATACGCGATCTCACGCAGCCGCTAGACGTGGGCAAGCACGACGTGGCTATCTGCACCGAGGTCGCCGAGCACGTCGAGGAGAAGTACGCCGACACGCTGGTGGACACGGTGTGCAACGCTGCCGAGCACGCCGTTCTGTTCAGCGCGGCCAAGGCTGGGTTCGGCGGCCACTGCCACGTCAACGAGCAGGAGCGACCGTACTGGTACGCCAAGTTTCGTGCGCGCGGCTTCGAGATAGACGAGCAGCTGACTACTGAACTGTGCGACATGCTGCGCGCGCGAAACAAGCAGACGTGGTGGTTCGCCAACAACTGTTTCATCGCTCGTCGCTCGACCGCGGTCGCCGAGCAGCCCGCGCCCGGTAGCCGCGTGGCGATCGTAGTCGGCGGTGCGGAGTGCTGGCAGCGAGACCTGATGGAACTTCAGACCATGTTCCGAGGTAACCGCGTCGAGTACTACGTGGTGAACGATCAGATCGGCGAGTTCCCGCATCCCGTCGTGGCCTGCACGCTGCATCCGGACAAGCTGCCGACGTGGCTAGGTCAGCGCAAGAACAACGGGCTGGAGCCCCCACTCGAACTGTGGTGCCACGACGGGGCGCGCAAGCTGAACCCGCCGCGCGGCAAGATGCTGCGGGACTGGGGCGGCAGCAGCGGACTGTTCGCGTATCAGGTGGCTCGCGAGCACGGACACGACAAGATCGTGTTCTGCGGCGTGCCCATGGACAGTAGCCCCAACGGGTTCCGCGGCCAGAAGTGGCACGCCGTCACGGCCTTCACGAGAGCGTGGCAGACTAGACATCAGGAGATGCTTCCGTACGCCAGAAGCATGAGCGGCTGGACCGCGCAGCTTCTGGGCAAACCCAACGAGGACTGGCTCAGATGACAATGACACCGCGCGTAATCGACATCAGTCACCACAACAGCGTCGCCAGCTTCGAGGCCGTCGCCTCGGCCGGTATCTGGGGGGTCATTCACAAGGCGACACAGGGCAGCAGCTACCGCGATCCGGACTATGTCAAGCGGCGCAGCGCTGCCAAGGCGGCCGGTCTGCTGTGGGGCGCGTACCACTTCAACGACGGCTCAGACATCGTGTCCCAGGTCAGCAACTTCCTGCGCTACGCCGACCCGGACGCCGAGACCCTGCTGGTGCTCGATTTCGAGGACAATCCGAAGTCCAACATGTCGATCACGCAGGCCGTGCAGTTCCTGAAGTTGGTCGAGACGCGCGGCTACAACTGCGCGATCTACAGCGGCAACCGACTGAAGGAGAACATCGGAAAGCTGTCCGCTGCCGACAGGGCGTACCTCTGCGAGAAACTGCTCTGGCTGTGCCAGTACGGGCCGCAGGCGCGTCTGCCGGACGGCTTCACCGACTTCTTCCTGTGGCAGTACACCGACGGACGCGTCGGACCGCAGCCGCACACGATTCCAGGCGTCGGTGGCGAGGTGGATCTCAACGTGGTCAGCAAGCAGATCGACTCTCAGGAGACCCTAGCCCTCGTCTGGCACAGCGGCGGCGAGCCCACCAGCGGCGAGCCCACCAGTTCGCACACCGTCGAGGCCCAGTCGGACCACGTGGACAGCGCACCCCCGGTCTCGCGGAGCGGGGGGCCGCGACCCGGCCGGTACGATCATCGTGTTCTGATCTTGCAGCAGGACTTGCACGACATGGGCTACTTCACGGTCGGCGACCTGGACGGCAAGTGGGGCAGCCAGACAGCCGGTGCCGTCACCACGTTCTACATCGATCGCGGCATCGAGGCGGTGCCCGCGATGAACGATCAGCTGATGGACGCCGTCGACGACGCCATCAACGAGAACTGGCAGCGACCTATCAACGACTCTCGAGCCAGCGCCGCTCCGAAGGACCTTAAGCACCTGGACACCGTGCGTCTCTCGCTTATCCAGCGCTTCTGGGCCAAGGTGGCAGCGGGCGGCGCGGCCGTCGGACTGACCGGCAACTCGGTCAGCGACTATTTCAGCAGCGTGCAGGACAAGATGTCCAGCGTGAAGGACGCCTTCGCCAAGGTGCCGCCGGAGGCGTGGTTCGTTCTGGCGGGTCTGCTGGCCTGTGCGGTTTGGTACGCTTCGACCAAGGCGGCCAAGGCGGCCACCAGTGATTACAACAAAGGGAGACTTAACTGATGCTACAGCTTTCTATTCTCAACACTGTGGCTGGGTTCTTCGGAATCTCGCCGCTCCGGGTCGTGATCTACGCTATCTGTATCGCCTCGTCCGTTGGCGGCGCGATCGTGATTCGCGAGCACTACGTCAATCTCGGCTACAACCGGGCGATCGCCGACGTCAAGGCCAAGGACAAGAAGGCTGAGGACGCCGCGAACGCCGTGCAGCAGGACGCCGAGAAGTGCACCGACACCAATGGATTCTGGGACGTGGTGACCCAGAACTGCATGCTGGGAGACAAGTAATGAACAGGTTACTAGCGATTACGATCGTACTGCTCGCGTCGTCACTTGGCGGCTGCGCCTCGCTCGGCGTGAACCCCGGATCGACAACGGGCGAGTGCAAGGTTTTTCAGGACCCGGGATTTGCAGTGCGGGGCAAGACTCTCCGGGACAACCAGTGGATCGGCCGCACGCAGGAGACAGGGATCAAGGTCTGCGGGTGGAAGCGCCCATTCGCAGGGCAGTGACCCGACATGGTAGACCCGGAAGGCGGCCTCTCAGCGGTGACGTTCTATCAGTGGCTAACTCTGGCAATGGGCACGCTGGGGTTCCTGCTCACCTGGACGGCGACAGTGATCTCGGTCACCAGAGCCGTGACCAAGATACGGGACGACACTACGAAGAAGATAATCGAGGAGACAGAAAAGCTGACAAGTCGACTGGAACTGATAGTCCAGAAGTTCGACGTGGACCAGCGAATGCAAGACGAGAGATTGATGCGGGAGTGCGTATCGATGCGGGACATGATGTCCGACTTCGAGAAGGAACTGCATCAGGTGGAGTTGTTCGGCAGGGACAACTACGTCCAGAAGGAGGAGTTCGCAGCCCAGATACAGGAAGTCAAGAACACGTTCGTGAGAATGTCAGAGGAGATCAAGAAGGACCTGAAAGATCTGGCCACCCAGATACAAATCTCGTGGGGCAAGACGCGGAGATCCGCAGAGTGATCCGCTCACTCCTGGTACTTCTGATGCTCGCACTCTGTCTCTCCGCCGGCGTCGCAGCGTCTGCAGAGACAGAGCGCGTGCTGCCGCATCCGCAGGGCTGTCCGTCCCGCAACTTCTGCGGCTGCGGCGCGGCCGTCGAGCTATTCGGCAGCCCCGTGAAGGACTTGTGGTCGGCTCGGGCTTGGCTTCGCTTTCCGAGAGCGGAGGCCGCGTCCGGCATGGTAGCCGTGCGCGCGCATCACGTCATGGTGCTGCGAGCGCATCTTATCGGTCCGTGGTGGTTCGTCTACGACGCCAACGGCGGACGTCACCTGACCTACTACCACGTGAGAAATATTCGTGGGTACACGATCGTGAACCCTCGACACTAGCTCTCCGCGTCGTCACTGCGCGGGGAGGCCCCTAGCGGGCTTCCTGTCAACTTGACCCGGTAGCTGCTCAGGCTACCGGGTTCTTTTTCTTCTGTCCTGCTCGCGAACCCAAGCGTCGACAGTAGATCTCGCCCACGTCGGAAGACCCTTACTCCAGTTATCCCATCCGCGACCTTCGTCTTTGTCCAAGATATCCACAAGCCTTAACACCTGACTATACGATACCCGATACTGCTGCGCCACCGACAGATAAGGGTAGCTCTCGCTGTTGCTCGCAACCATCACTCGATCTCCTCGAATCGACCGTCCAGGAATTCTGTCGTCTTTCGGACGAACGCTCTGCCGTCGTCACCGACATAGACAGTAACGATGTCACCATCCACGATTGGACCGGTGGCGCACTGCGCTATCGCGCCGGTCACGATGCTGTACGTCGTGCCGCGCTTCTTGTGCCGCCATCGAATATTCTTGCTCAAATTAACCATTCCCTGTACCCCTCCTTATTGATCATCGTCGCTAGGTCGATCTTCTTGCGCAGGTTCTTCACCACCTTCTCGTCGTTGGTGCCCGCCGCCAGCAGATCGACGTAGGTCACTCGGTTCTTCTGTCCGCGTCGGTGGTTGCGGTCCTCCGACTGATCCCGCTGCTCCAAGTCGTAATTGTTCGCGTAGTACACGGTCAGGTCGGCGACAGTCCACGTGTTGCCCCTCATGCCAGCGCCCTGCGTCGCGACCATGAACCGACACTCGGGATCATTCAGGAAGCGCATCTCGTCCTCCGGGCGCGTGCGCTTGTTCGCGCCGGTCCACTGCGCCACGCTGGCGGGGCCGTACTCCTCAGTCAGTCGCTTCACGATCTTGTCGATGCACGGCTTCCACGGTGCCCACACGATCGCCTTGCCCTCGTGTTCCGCCAGCACTGCCATCATCGTGTCGGTGCGGTTCTCCGGCACCTCGTGAAGCACGCGCTCCTCGTCGTCCATGACGTAACCGCAGCCGATCTGCGTTATTCGCGTGATCTGCTTGATGACCATGTCCGTGGTGACGAAGCGGTCATCCCTGCCGCTGATACGTGCGTGCCCGAACAGCTTGATCTCGTCGATCATGCGGCGCTGCTCCTTGGTCAGTTCCACGTCGCGGCTGGTGTAGTTCTTAGGCTCCAGGTCGAGGCAGTCCTTCTTCAGCACGCGGTAGCTGTATTTTCCTACGCGCCTCTGTAACTCCTCTATGTTCTGGTAGCCGACGACCTGCCAGAACTTGCGCCCGCCCATCTCCTGCTGGACAAGCTGCGCGTACTTGCGCTGAAAGAGGAAGTAGTTCCTCATGCCCAGTATCTTGGGATCGAGGAAATAGCACTGCGAGAACGTGTCCAGCGGCGACTTCGGTGTCCAGAGCCCGGAGAGAATGCGTCTCGAGCCCGCCAGTTCGCCGAGACGCGTCGCCGTCTTGGTGCGCGACGAGCGGTAGCTCTTGATCGTGGTGCTCTCGTCTATGACCATGTGCCCGCGTCTCTGCGACAGGAACTCGGAGCATAGGTCCTCGGCCGCCTCGACAGTAGACAGCGCCTCCACGTTCACTACGAGCACGCGACACATGCTCTTGTCCTTTCCGGCGCGCAGCAGGTTCTCTATCTCGGCCTTGCCACCTACCCTCTTCTGCATCCCGCTCTTCCAGCCCAGCACCACGGTCCTTTCCAGCAGCGCCGGGTCCACGTGCTTGCGCACCTCGCTCCAGAATTCCGGGCTCTCGCCCTTGTCCGTGAACCAGTTTCGGTACGACCCAGCGGGAGCGACCACGAGCAGGTCACGCGGCCCCCCGCCCATCGCGTTCTCCCCCCACTCGTCCAGCACCACCTTCGACTTACCGGTCCCCATGTCCATGAGGTAGGCGAAGGCGTCGGACGGAGCGGGAACGGGGGGCTTCGCTCGGCAGGCCGCGATGGCGGCCCTCTGGTGGGACATGGCGACGGTAGGGCTGCGGTACTTCACGTAATCCCTCGCGGATTTTTCTTCCTGAACTCGAGTCCCTCGTTCTCGTGGGCCTGTATGTTCACGAGATAGCGACCCATGCAACTGGTTCCGCAGAAGTGCATCTCTCTGGCACCGGTCATGTGCTTGGGGTGGAAGTTGAGGGCTATGTGCGGCTGGCCCAGCAGGTCGTCGCGACGACACGCGTCGCACGTGATCTTCATCTTCATGGCCACGACTGAAATCTCCGGGATACTTCGATGGGCAGGGTGCCCCAATGTGCCTGATTTGCCGGACGAACGGTACCCCCAGCACTGTGTAGCGGCTCGTAGCGAAGGGGGTGCTACGGCAAAAACCCTGTAAACACGCGCACATAGGCGCAATTGTAGCAGCGTAGCACTCGCGCGCGCATACAGGCCCGCCCCTGAGCGCATTGCGCGCTAGGCCGCTACAGCGCCCCCACTTGCGGCGGACGAACGAATCAGGCAGGTTAAGCGCGGCGGCTGGCTTGGCACCCGGTCGCTGGACCTCCCTCGCCAGTAGCCCGTCGCTGCGCAACCCCCCAGCGACGGGCTGCACCATCTACAGGAAGCCCACATGAAACAAGCAAAGCCGGTTAGCGCGGCGACGCGAGCGATGCTCGACGCGATGGAAGAGGACGCCAAGGCGGGGCCAGCACCGGACAAGCTGGACACCATACGCAAGAAGGTTGGCGAGCTACGCGACGAGCAGCTTAGCAAGCAGCGGATCGAGGAGCAGTTGTCCGAGTGCAACAAGCGTATCCTGTCGATAACCCAGAAGGAACTGCCGGACATCATGGACGAAGCGATGGTGCCGAGTATCACGCTGGAGGCAGACGGCAACAAGCCTCGCATCGAGGTGCGCGTGGAGGACTACTACCACGCCAATATTTTTTCCGGAGAGAAGGCGGAGGAAGCCTACGACTACCTCAGGAAAGTGAAGGCTGAGGACCTGATCAAGACGCAGTACGTAATCAGCTTCGGGCTCGGCGAGGCCAATGCGGCGGAGCGCTTCGAGCGCAGCTTGACCAAGGCTGGCGTAGGGTTCGAAAGGAAACAGGGTGTTCCGTGGAACACGCTGACGGCTTGGTTCCGCGAGGAGTACAAGCGAAAGCCGTTGCCGGTGAGGGCGATGGAAGTGTTGGGCGCGACCGTCGGCCGCGTCGCCAAGGTGGTGAAGCAGAAGAAGGAGAAGTGAAGATGGCGAAAGCCAGTACCAAGCAGACGAGCAAGAAGCCGGAACCGAAGGCCGCGCCGAACAAGGGCAGGGAGATCGCGAAGACGGAAGCGGCCAAGGTGCCGTCGAACGTGGACGTGTCGGCACTCATGGAGCAGGACGCGGGCGCGGGTGTCAGTACCGACATCGCCGACAACATCGTGCCGCTGGTGTATATTCTGCAGTCGCTCAGCCCGCAGGTGCTGAAGCAGAAGCCGGAGTACATCAAGGACGCCGAGGCGGGCAACATCTGGCCGCGCGGCGAGAAGACAGTGTGGGACGGTGAGGAGGAGGGCGTCGAGGTCGTTCCGGTGTTCTTCTCCAAGTGCTGGATCGAGTGGCGACCCAATCGCGAGGGCTTTGCCGGTCGGCACGCCGAGCGTCCGGCAGAGGCCGTGCAGACCCCTGATCCGAAGGACCCGAAGATCATGAAGTGGGTGCTGCCCAACGGCAACACGGTGCAGGAGAGTCGCGAGCACGTCGTTCTGGTGATCGGCAAGTATGACGACCCGGTGCCGTTCGTGGTGCCGTTCTCGGGCAGCAACCACGGCGCGAGCCGCTCGTGGATGGGCCTGATGAACCGCAAGAAGACACCGAAGGGTAACAAGGCCGCCAGCTTCGCGTACAAGTACGTACTGAAGACGGTGCCGAAGTCCAACGACAAGGGCGACTGGTTCGGCTACGCTGTCGAGGACACCGGCGAGATGGTCGAGCCGGAGGAGTACCTGCTCGCGCGCGATATCCACAACGACTTCGCGGGCGGCAAGCTGGTTGCGGGTGACCACGAGGCGGGCCATGATACTGTCAGCGAGGACACTAGCGCTCAGGACGACGAGAACATCTGACACCCCCTCGTAGCTACCACCGTCCGGGACGCCGGACGGTGGCTTTTCTAGGCTCAGGGGTAGGGGATGAAGAATTCTGTAGATCGCATCATTGAGTTGTTTCGTGGCTCGAATACCTACTACGGCACGCACGGCGAGCCGGAACTAGATGAGAACGGCGTCAAGTGGGGCATCAAGAAGACTGCCCGCACGCTGAAGGGAAAGACTACCCCGGAGATGTGGAAGGCTCACCTCGACGGCAAGAAGCCGCTGGGCGTGATCACGATCATGGACGATAGCAAGTGCGTCTGGGGCAGCATAGACGTGGATCAGTACGACGTGGACGCCATCGAAGTCATCAAGAGGATAGACGCGGCCAAACTTCCGCTGGTGCCGTGTCGAAGTAAGTCCGGCGGGCTGCATCTGTTCATGTTCGCCTCCGAGCCAGTTGACGCAGAGAAGATGCAGACGGTGCTGCGGGAGATAGCGGCCGTGCTGGGGTTCGCAGGGAGCGAGATATTCCCGAAGCAGACCAAGGTCTTCATAGACAAGGGTGAGCAGGGCAACTGGATGGTGATGCCCTACTACGGCGGGGACTACGACGGCAAACTTCGCTTCCAGTACGGACTGAAGAAGAGCGGCGCTGAGATGACGCTGGAGGAGTTCTGCAGCTTCGCCGAGAAACGCAGGATCACCGAGTCCGGCATGACGGACCTTCGGGCCGAACTGGCCAAGCCCAGCGTCAAGAAGAATTCGAAGGTCAAGGAAAAGGAGCCGTTCCACGACGGACCGCCCTGCCTCCAGTTCATGGCGCGCAACGGCGGCTTTCCGGAGGGCAACCGCAATAACGCGCTGTTCCACCTCGGCGTGTATCTGCGCAAGGCGTTTCCAGACGACTGGCAGAAGCATCTCGAGGACGACAACTACAGGCTCATGAAGCCCCCGCTCCCTATCGAGGAAGTTCGCAGCGTCGTTAGATCGCTCGAGAAGAAGGACTACGAGTACAAGTGCAGGGATCAGCCCATGGTCTCGCACTGCGACTCGGTGAAATGTCGCTCGAGAAAATTCGGCGTGGGAGATGGGGGTGCGTACCCGAAGATCACGGCGATCACGGTGCTGCTGACAGACCCGCCGCTGTGGTTCGTGGAGGTGCCGGGCGGTCACATCATGGCGCGCACGCACGAGTTGACCAACTATCGCAAGTTTCACAATCTGTGCATGGAGCAGTCGCAGATATGCTTCACGCTCATGAACGACAAGGTGTGGAACAGCATAATAGCCGAGGCTATGGCCAATGCCACGCGAATCGAAGCACCGCCGGAGGGCAAGCGCGGCGGCATATTCAACGACATGATGTCCACGTTCCTGACGAACCGCACCGTGGGCGAGAAGAAGGAGGATCTGCTGCGCGGCGTGCCGTGGCTGGACGACGAGACTACACCGAACAGGTACGTGTTCAGTCTGTCTGCAGTTCTGCAGTTCTTGAAGCGAGAGAACATCAAGGATTTCGATCGCAACGAGGTGATACACCGACTCGGCGAGGTTCCTGAGAAGAGCGGTTTCGGAGCGACCAAGTTGCTGCTCGACGTGAAGGGCAAGCGCAACCAGCGATACTGGGCCATAGCTGTGGACAAGGTCGAGAAGGTGTCCGAACTGGATCCGCCAAACGAGGAGAAGGAAATAATATGAGTCACGACTACGCGAACAAGGTGCTGCACTTCAACTGTGACCACCCCGGATGCCACCGAAACTACGAGGCCAGCACCGGGTCGTTCAAGGACGCGTGGGCAGAGGCCCGAGACGATGGGTGGGTCAACAGTTGCGAGTACGTCAGGGGCATAAGTACTTGGCTGCACTACTGCCCGGACTGCAAGGGGAACTACGGTGATTAACTTCCTCGACAGTGTAGAAATCGTATTCCTTCGGGATCACGTCTTCGAGACGCGCGTGTTCTACGGCATCGCGAGGATGGACTTCGGCAGCGAGTACGGCGGAGAGGGTTCGGAGACCCCTTGGGGTCAGGTGATGGAGATCAGGAATGTCCGCAAGAAGTACCTCGAAGACAGGGACCACGGCCGCAGGGCGGGCCACCGCGAAGCGGAAGTCAAGTGCTTCTTCAACGAGTACCTCGGACGAGAGACCGTACTCGGTAGTGCTGATGCGCTACCTTTCGAGGCACCGCGACGAGGAATCCGCGCGGCGAGCAGTGAGACGTGTACCCCTCACGGGAGACGACATCGCGTTCGTGATGATAAACCCCCACACGAAGAGGTCGACTGATGAATAAGGGCTGGATAGGTGTAGACTTCGACGGCACTCTCGCAGAGTACCACGGCTGGTCGGGCTGGCGCGTGTTCGGACAGCCGATCCCGCGCATGGTCGAGCGCATCAGGGCGTGGCTCGACGAGGGCAGGGAAGTCCGGATATTCACGGCCAGGATCACGCAGGACCTGGACGAGACACACCGCTGCCGCGTGCTGGACGAGACGTACACCGGGCACGACATGTACGCCGCGATCGCCAACTACTGCATGGAGCACGTCGGGCAGTCGCTCGCGGTCACCTGCGTCAAGGACGGCTTCATGGTCGAGCTCTGGGACGACCGCGCCGTGCAGGTGGTGCCCAACACCGGCATGACTGTGGCGGAGGACGCCGCCGCGAGGTACGATGCCGCAACCCAGAGCGACAGCAGGAGCAGCGAAGCATGACCACCTCGACCGAGATTGTTCTAGGTCCCCCCGGCACCGGCAAGACTACGACCCTGCTGAACCTCGTAGAGCAGGAGATGGACCGGGGGGCCGACCCGTCGAAGATAGGCTATATCACTTTCACCAGGAAGGGTGCCAATGAGGCCGTCGATCGCGCGAAGAAAAAGTTCGGCTTCCGGGACGACCAGATGCCGTACTTCCGGACCATCCACTCCCTGTGCTATCGGCGACTTGGTCTCAGGTCGAGTGACGTTCTTGCGGGCAAGACGCTTAACGAGTTCGCTGACTACGCTGGTATCCGCGTTACTGGGCGAGCGTGGTCGGACGACGGGATGCTGTCGGGCTTCCTGGAGGGTGATCGTATTCTATTCCTCGAGAACCTAGCGCGTATCCGGCAGATCTCGCTGAAGCAGCAGTACGATATCGACAACGACGGCCTGCCGTGGAACGAGGTGCAGCGCGTCGCGAAGGCACTCGAGACATTCAAGAAGCGACGAGGGCTGCTCGACTACACCGACATGCTCCTAGAATTCGTGGCCAACGGGCAGGACGCAGGTCTCGATCGACTGTTCGTCGACGAGTCACAGGACCTGTCCGCATTGCAGTGGGAGGTAGTGCGACTGCTGGCGCGGACGGCGGGCAGGGTGGTCGTGGCCGGCGACGACGATCAGGCCATCTTCGAGTGGGCGGGCGCGGACGTGAGCCAGTTCGTCGACATGGACGGAAATGCCTCGGTGCTCGGTCAGAGTTGGCGCGTGCCGAGCAGCGTGCAGGCCGTGGCCAACAGGGTGATACAGGGCGTGAAGCATCGCCGCGACAAGAGTTGGAAGGCCAAGGCTGGCGACGACGGCGAGGTGGACTACTTCTCCGACTTCGGAGGCGTCGATCTGGCGGCGAAGGGCTCCGTACTGGTGCTTGCTCGCAACAGCTACGTGTTCAAGGACTACGTTGAGGAGCAGCTACGGGCGCAGGGCGTGGTCTACGAGATCGCTGGCAAGTCCAGCATCGACGTGGACATGGTGCGGGCGGCTGGCGCGTGGGAGGACCTGAAGAAGCAGATGGTTCCGCTGTCTGAGGCCCGCGCCATGTACAAGTACATCTCGGTCGCTGGCAGCGCTAACGGTGGCGTCGGCATCAAGAAGGGCAACAAGAAACTGGAGCAGTTCGGTGATGACGAGGAGCTACTGGTCTCCGTGCAGGAACTGCGAGCCAATGGTGGGTTGTGCGTCGATTCAAGTCTGCCTTGGCATGTCGCGCTCGACAGAATACCAGACACGGACATGGCATACATGCGTGCTGCCAGACGGAACGGTGAGCGTCTACGCGGTGGACGACCCCGCGTCCGTCTCTCGACCATCCACTCGATTAAGGGTGGTGAGGCCGATCACGTAGTGCTCATGAAGGAGATGGCGGGCCGCACCTACATGGAGATGAACCGCAGCGAGACAAAGCGAGACGAGGAGCGCCGCGTGTGGTACGTCGGCGTGACTAGAGCCAAGCAGCGGTTGTCGATAGTCGAACCGCAGATGAACAGGGGCTGTCCGTGGGTCTGACATGGGACGCAGAGCAGTACCGGTGATGGAAGCGATAGGTCTATACGAGAACGTATATCGAAACTGGCGGCAAGTTGCGATCGAGTTGAGCCGCAGATACGACAGGAACTACACAACCGGCGGCGTACAGGCCGCAGCAAGGAGACACGATGCGAGTATTTCTAACAGACGCCCTGCCGAATCAGATCAACATCATGCTGGATCTGGAGACGTGGGGTACGACACCCGGCAGCGCCATCCGGAGCGTGGGCGCGTGCACGTTCGACCCGTTCAGCAGCGAGATCGGGGAGAAGTTCTACTCGACGGTGGACGACGGTAGCTGCTTCGAGGCTGGCCTGACGGTGGACGCCGGTACCAAGGCGTGGTGGGCCAAGCAGAAGAAGGAGGTGCAGGACGCGCTGCTTATCGACCAGAAGCCGCTGGCCGCAGTGGTGCGAGCGTTCAACGACTGGTTCCGCAAGGAGCGCGGCGTATTCGTCTGGTCGCAGGGTGCCAACTTCGATCAGCCGGTATTCGAGGCCGCCGCTCGCGCAGTCGGACAGGAGTGTCCGTGGAAATTCTGGGACAGCCGCTGCACCCGCACGGCCTACGACGTGTGCAAGTTCAACCCGTTCGCGATGAAGCGGCAGGGCTCGCACCACAACGCGCTGGACGACGCGATCCATCAGGCGCGGTGCGTTCAGGCGGCCTACGCGCGGCTGCGATGACCAACGAGGGTCCCTGTCTGGGCGGCCCTCGGGACGGGACGTGGCTCGCGCACGGCGGCCACGTGATCGTCGTGCACAGGCGTCCTAGTCTGCTGCGCGCGGGCGACAAGCTGGGAGAGTACCACTGGGAATTCGGCTGCTGGGTCTGGAGACCGGAGAGGAGTTCGGCGTGAACAAGACAGCAAGGGACGGTACCAAGCGGTTCTTCGGGTACGCGCGTTCCAGACATCAGGTTTACTTGAACCGGATGTCTGGAATGCCTAGACCGTGGACCAAGGACAAGATACTGGACACGTACAGGTTCACCAACGTGTTCAGGGAGTTGGACAAGACGACACTGTGGTTCGCGCGCAACGTGCGCGACCCGATGCGCGAGCAGCCGGAGGTGCTGCTGGCGACGGTGGTCTTTCGTCTCCTGAACCGGATCGAGGTGGGCGAGGCGATCTTCTGCCAGAAGGACATCGAGGCCGACAACGCCTTCTCGCTGTTCATGAAGGACGGCAACGTGAAGCACCTGAAGAAAGCCGTACTCGCCAACTGCGGCAAGGGTCCGTACGTCACCGGAGCCTACATCATCAGCTCACCCCCCGGCTATTCCAAGCTGGACGGAGTTCTCGAGGTGATCCGGCGATTCTACAGGAATAGCGACTGGCGCGTGTACGCCGAACAGATGCCGGAGGATCCGCAGGTCTCGCTTCAGATGGCGTGGGAGTGGCTGCGCGAGTTCGACTACTTCGGATCGTTTCACGCCTACGAGATAGTGACGGATCTGCGGCACACGGCGCTGCTGAGCCGCGCGCCGGACATCATGACGTGGGCGAATCCTGGACCGGGGGCGCACCGCGGAGCCAACCGAGTGTTCCGCGGCGACCGCAGCGACAAGGTGCCTCGAGATCAGGTGATCGACGAGATGCGCATCCTGCTGTCGTGGTCTCGGGACGCGAAGCACTGGCCACAGGATTGGCCAGCGTGGGAGATGCGCGACGTGGAGCACACGCTCTGCGAATTTGATAAATTTGAACGTGTAAGACTCGGCGAAGGTAGACCAAGGGGGGTTTATAGATGAGTGCCCGTGGAGTATATGCCATTATTCATATCCCAACTGGTGCAGCTTACATTGGGTCCAGTGTCCATGTCACCAATAGATATACGTGGCACAGGGTGATGCTTAGAAGTGGCGAGCATACGAGTCGTGAGTTACAAGAATTATGGGATAAGATAAAAGAACCAGAGTGGGTATTTGTGCTGGTGGTTTTCTGTCGAAATAAAGAAATTAGATTACGAGAAATAGAAGTGATGCAGACTTGGCCTGGGAAACTTTTGAATGAAAGATTGCCGGGGTATAAATTATCCGACGATTTGCGTGAGAGACTGAGCCGTGGAAGAATTAGATATTTGGCGACGCCCGGTGCCCGTGAAAAATTGTCGAAACAAGCTAAAGAACAACACAGACAGGGTCGATTTAGGAGGAAATCCTGATGCCGACGCTAGAGATAACCACGATGGTGGGCTGCCCGCTACAGTGCACGTTCTGTCCGCAGGACAAGCTGTCGGCCGCCTACGACGATCCTGTTCGGGTGCTGACGTTCGAGAACTTCAGCCGCGTGCTGGCCAAGGTGCCGAAGCACGTGAGGATCGACTTCTCGGGCATGGCCGAACCGTGGATGAACCGCGCCGCGACGCACATGCTCGCCCTGACACTGAGCGAGGGGTACAACGTCGCGATCTACACCACGCTACAGGGCATGAGAGACCCGGAGTACGTCGTCGATCTGATACTCGCGCACGCCGCTCAGGTGGAAGTCGTAGTCGTGCATCTGCCGGACACAAGGGGCAACATGCGCGGGTTCCGCGACAGCGACGCGTATCGCGAGGCGCTGCGTCGCTTCGACGAACTGGCGAACTCTACCGTGCGCTACGACAAGGTGCAGATGGACGAGGACAGCGCGGTGGCCACGCCCGGCTGGCTACCGTGGCACGGCCTGACGCGCGCCGGAAACCTGAACCAGCAGAATATCGCAGGGCAGATGGTAGAGCGGGACCTGCACCACGATACGCCGGTCACGTGCAGCATGACACCGTTCTTCGATCACAACGTGTTGCTGCCGAACGGCGACGTGGTGCTGTGCTGCATGGACTACTCGAAGCATCACGTGCTGGGTAATCTGCTGCTCGACGACTACTACGACCTGTTCATCAGCAGTCAATTCAACATTCTGCGGTGGGAGACGATGCAGTACCACGCCGGAAAGGGGTCGCTCTGTCGCACGTGCTCGAGAGCCGTGTCGCTGGACGTCGACGAGAAGAAGCAGTACTGGAGGGCGAAGTGAGAAACAGATACACGTTCAGCGGTGTCGTGGCCAAGGTCGAGGAGCGCGCGGCCAAGCGATGGGTGCGCGGAGTAGGCAAGGACGCGGAGTTTGCGGAGGACTCCGAGGGATGGTACGTTGTGCTCGACAGTTGGCCAGCGGCCCTGCACTTCGGCAAGCACCGTCCAGATATCAGCAGCGGCGACAGAGTGAAGATAACAGTGGAGGCAGTAGCGAAATGAGAAACTCAGCCATATTCAGTTTCGTCAGGGTGTCCGACAACAGCATGGTGGCGAGCGTGCGCATCGCGCGCTTCCTGGAGCAGTACCTCGACGCACCCCTGATCTGGACCAAGGACATCGGGGACCACGACAAGCTGGACACGCTCGTGATCGTCAACGGAGCCTACGGGTTCTCTCCGTGTCTGTCGGAGTTGGCGAGAGCTATTCTCGGAGCGCGCAGGGTGGTGTGGGTTCAGAACGACTACACGATCATCCCGCCGAAGGACAACGGCGACGCGACCAGTCCATTCCGAAAGGCTTTCATAACGCGACGCGAGCGCGGCGACGTGCCGGTCTCGTTCTGGTCGACGTGCCACAAGTGGTCCGAGCGTCCGGGAAGCTACTACGTGAACTGGAACATGCTGACATTTGACGAGAACTACGACGAGAAGACGATCCGGAACCGGCGCAAGTCGGCGGGCCATTCCCTATTCTACTACGGTTCGTTCAGGGACGGCAGCGGCAAGTCGTCCCGGGTACCGCTGTTCGACAGGTACTTCCGCGAGCCGAAGGTGCCTACAGTTATCTCGAGCCCGGTGGACAAGTTCGCCAACAGATACCCGAAGTGTGCGCATCTCGGCGCGATCACGGAGAACTTCTACGACGCGCTGGGCACCAAGGGGCTCGGTCTCTACATCGAGGACCGAAAGTCGTCGGAGGAGTTCCACTCTCCGGCGAATCGGTTCTACGAGATGCTGTCGGCCGGTCTGCCGATGGTGTTCTCGCCGGAGTGCGGCAGTATGCTGCGCAAGGCGGGCTACGATCCGGAGCCCTACGCGCTGCACGCAGGCGGAGACCTGAAGCGCTACATGGCCAGCCGAGAGGACATCGGGCAGGAGCAGCGCGCGAGATGGGCGAACCTGATCGATCCTCGCGCAGCGCTGATGGCGCAGATCGACGATGCCAGGAAAGGGGCGCTGTCTTGATCATCACTGTGCGCGGGCCGTCCGGCTCCGGGAAATCGACGCTGGTCCGGCGGCTGGTCGAGCCGCTGGGCGCTGGGCTGCCGATCATGAAGGACGGCCGCCAGAAGCCCTACTACACGATCTATCTGGGTAGGATAGTCGTGCTGGGTCACTACGAGATCAAGAACGGCGGCGTGGACACTCTGAAGTCGATCTCGGAGGCGTACGATCTGGCCATCAGTCTGCAGAAAAAGTACAGCGTCGTGATGGAGGGTAAGTGCCTGAGCGACGGGGCGTCGAACGTCATGCGGGCGCGGGCCGCCGGGCACGACGTGCGCGCGCTGGTGCTAGACACGTCGGTAGAGAAGTGCATTGCCAGTGTCCGCGAGCGCGGGCATAATATAAAGCCCGCCAGCATCGAGCGGGTCTACCTACAGGTCCGCAGACACGCACTGGCGTTCCGGGAAGCCGGGATACCAACGTACGAGGGCAACCGCGATCAATGTCTGGAGCAAGCGCGCGAATGGCTAAGCCTATCCTGATCGGCATGAACAACCCGGTGAGCACCCGGGCGGGTCACGAGCTATACCCGCTCCCGGACGGATGCACCGGCAACCGCATCTGGAAGATGCTCAGCGCGCGCACCGGAGCCACGATGCGTCAGTACCTCGAGACGTTCGAGCGGCGCAACCTCGTGCGCGGCGCGGCGTTCGACAAGGTGCAGGCCCGCGCCAAGGCGTACGAGTACGTCGTCGAGTTGCGTGACAGCGGTCGCACGGTCGTGCTGCTGGGCAACGAGGTGCGCAGGGCGTTCGACTTCGTGCTGCGCGGGGACGGCAGTCTGTTCGGCGACGAGGGGCTGCCCCCCGTTCTCGTCCACCCGACGGTGATCGGGGGCGTGACTTGGCGACAGATACCGCATCCGTCCGGGCTGAACCGCTGGTACAACGAGCCTGAGAACGTGAAGGTGGTGGAGTTGCTGCTAGAGGAGTTGTACCTGGATGCGAGCAGGGGAGACGCGAGTGCTGCCTAAGCGGTGCGGCGACTGCGGCCACTGGTCCACGCACGCGCTGAAGAAGCACGAGGACGGCTACCTAGTGGCGTACTGCACGCTGGCGGCCGACAGCCGGGACTGGAAGGTCACTCGCGCAAGCGACGGCTGCGCCGAGTGGAAGCGAAGAAGGGCAGACGAGCCGGACTACTCCGGGCTAGACTGAGGGAAAATCGTGGCACTGGGAACGTGGAAGAAGGGCGAGCGCGTGCGCCTGACGCCTGAGGCTGCGGCGGCTCTCTCGAGAAGCACGAGGTCCAGGAATGCGCAGCGAAAGGGCGGCTGGACGTGGGAGACCAGAGAGGGTACCGTGTCCAGACATCCGGTCGACAGTCTGGCAGGTGTCTGCATACAGTGGGACGGCTGCCGGAGTGAGGAGTATCTACCACAGAAGGGATTGGAGAGAGTCTATGCACGAGAGATACATCAAGAGATGCGACTGCAAGGTGTTGCAGGAGGACAAGTTGGATTTCACGATAGCCCAGATCAGCACCGGCATGTGCCAGATGCTGGTGCACATGATGAACTGCAACAACGTCTGCGCGGCGCAGGTGGAGTACACCACGATCAGTGTCATCACGACGCTGCTGCGCGCTCTGGCCGTGCGCGGTGACGACGGGCAGGAGGTGACGGACCACGCCGAAGTGGAGCGCCGCTTCGAGGCGATACTGTCCACGCTGGTCGAGGACACGAGGGAGTTGACAGCGAACTGGCTCAGGAAGCTGAGTGATGTGGAGCAGCAGAAAGGAGCACTGCATTGATAGTGATCGAGGGACGAAACGTCAACGAACTGTGGAAGCAGGGGTTCGACATTCTGGATTGGTGCGGCAGGCTGTGCGACACGCGCAACGGCACGGCGCTGGTGTCGGATACGCCGGTGATGTCGGTGTATCAGTCTCCGACGGAGCGAGTGCTGTTCGATCCAGTACGGGACGCCAACCCGTTCTTCCACCTGATGGAGAGCCTGTGGATGCTGGCCGGTCGCCGGGACGCCGCCTTCCTGAACCGCTACGTCGGAGACTTCGGTGACCGATTCGGAGAGACGGACGGCAATATCCACGGTGCATACGGGCATCGCTGGCGCGAAGCCTTCGGTTTTAGTGATCAGCTGGAAGATGTGATACACAAGCTGTGCGCCAACCTCAACGATAGGCAGGCTGTCATTCAGATGTGGGATGCTTCGGATCGCAATAACGACTTGACTGGCGACTGGAAAGACCGCCCCTGCAACACGCACTTGTATTGTCGCATCCGGGGGGGAGTCCTAGACTTGACGGTGTGCTGCCGATCGAACGACATAGTCTGGGGTGCATACGGTGCCAACGCCGTGCACTTCTCGATGCTTCAGGAGTATCTGGCGGGGCGCATCGGTGTCGGTGTCGGAACGATGTACCAGTTCAGCAACAACTGGCACGGCTACACGCAGGTGCTGAACAAGGTGCGACCGTCCGAGTCGCACCTCGATCCCTACGCGGTCGCGGACATGCACCCGATGCCGATCGCCAGTCGGTGGGAAGAGTGGGACGCCGACCTGACGCGCTTCATGGCTTGGCACGATAACGTGCTGTGGGCTAGCAACACTGGATGCGAAGTCGATGCTCATGACCTTTACTCGCGAGAGACCTACGCCAACGCTTGGTTCGCCGAGGTGGCCGCGTCGGTCGCGATCGCCAACTATCGGTGGAAGACGAAGGAGAAGCACTCGGCGCTCAACTGGGCTCGGAATATCGCGGCTCCGGACTGGGCGGCAGCGTGCTCGTCGTGGATACTGAGGAGGATGAAGTGATAAACTGCGCAAAGGACCCGAGGGTCGGGCTGCAACTGACCCGTTATCACAGTTGGCCGCGCATTCGCGAGCAGTCCGTCGGCGAGCACTCGGCGCAGGTGATGCGCATCCTGCTGACCGTGTGGCCGGACGCTCCGCGTCACCTGCTGGTCTACGCGCTGTACCACGACATCGGCGAGATGGCCGGCGACGTTCAGTATCCGTTCAAGTCTCAGGACCCGCTGCTCAAGGTGCGGATGGACGAGGCGGAGCGTCAGGTGACGACCGGAATGAACGAGGAGTTCCCGAACAGCATACCGAACGTGCTGCTCTCTCCGTTCGAGAGGGCAGTGTTCAAGCTGTGCGAGTACGTCGAGATGTGGGAGTGGGGCCTGCACGAGATGAACCTCGGCAATCAGTACGGGCGCACGGTGTCGATGCGAATGTCGACAGCCAAGAGCGCGCAGTACGAGGCGATCCTCAGCGGCGAGGTGCCCGCTGAAGAGGACGAGCGAGACGCGTGGCCCGCACTGGCGTCGAATATCAAGAGATACATAGAGAGGAGGCTGACGTGGGAGAAGCAGTGAAGGCGAACGACAGACAGGTGGGCGGCGACCACTACCGGACCGGCGGACTGCAGCACTGGGACATGTTCGGTCCGGAGTACTACATGGGATGCGCGACCAAGTACGTGTCGCGGTGGCGCAAGAAGAACGGGATGCAGGATCTGGAGAAGGCGAAGCACTATGCCGAGAAGCTGGCGGAGGGCGTCAGGCGGCGGCCCTCGACGTTCAAGAACGATCACGAGTTCCCGGAAGCTAGGGCGTGGATGAAGAACGCTGGCCTGGACTTCGTCGAGCAGAGCATCGTCACGGCGCTGCTGTGCTGGGTCACTGCGGACGACGTGCAGATGGCGATCGAGGGCATCGACTTCCTGATGCGCAATCCGGCTAGAGTACAGGCTGGCGCGGCGATGCCTCCACCGTCGGCCACGATGGATCGCGCCGAGCGCGTGGCGGACGGCGGCTCGCAGCACGCCAGCACGTATCCGTGGTCGGTGAGCGTGGCAGTGTGGAACGCGATGTCTGCCGACAGACAGGAGGTACTGGCACCGTTCTACCGACACGTCGGCGGGTCGAGGGTGCTGGAGACTGTCGTTCAGAACCCGGTACTACCCAAGGAACTCCAGACGTGCTACGATTTTCACATGCTAGACGGCCTGATACACTGGGTCGTCAACGCGAACCGGATACCGGCCGATCTGCGCGAGGACTACCCCAGACTGCTGCTGGAACTGAACTCGGTCGAGCGGGATCACCTTCCGACGTGGCAGAGGCACTTCTATCACTGGATTGAGGACGACCAGAAGTGGCGGCTGCGAGACATGTACCGCGCGTGGGGACCTGAACTGTAAGATGGCGAAGAAACTCAACCCGGACCAGTATCCGCTGATCACTCCTGACTCAAGTTGGGTAACTCCGAAGGAGCTCCCCGACTTGAGAAAGGTCGAGGAGATCGGGTTGGACACGGAGACCAACGATGAGGGGCTGCGGGGCAACCTCGGTCCGGGCTGGGTTCGTCGCAGCGGCTACGTCTGCGGCGTGGGCGTGGCGTGGCGGCCGAACAGGAAGAGTCCAGTCCAGAAGATATACGTGCCGATACGGCACCCGGACACCAACAACTTCCCGAAGGACAACGTGACGCGCTGGCTCAAGGACATCACGCGCGGGAAGCGCGTGGTGTTCCAGAACGCGCCGTACGACATCGGATGGCTGGACGCAGACCTAGACGTGCAGATGACCGGCCCGATCGACGACGTCGGCTGCATGGCCATAATGATCGACGAGAGCCGCAGGGACGGCTACGGGCTCAACGATATCTGCAAGCGGCTGGGCGTGCGGCAGAAGGACGAGCGGCTGCTGATCGAGGCGGGCGTGACCTACGGATACAGGCCGTCGGACGTGAAGGGTCACATCCACATGCTGCCGGGGCGGTACGTGGGGCCGTACGGCGAGCAGGACCCGGCCAGCACGCTGGAGTGCGCAGAGTTGCAGAGGCCAGAGCTCGTCGCTCAGGGCCTCGTCGCGGCCTACAAGCTGGAGATGGACCTGATACCCATGGTCCACGCCATGCGCAAGCGCGGCATACGGCTGGACATAGATCACTGCGTGCAGGCGATGGAGAAGCTGGCGGAGCGACGCGACCGCGTCCTGCACGAGTTAACGCGGCAGGTCGGCGGCCGCGAGATCACGATGGACGACATTCGCTCGCACAACTGGCTGTTCAACACGTTCAGCAACATGGGCGTCGAGTACGGCGTCGACAGGGAGACTAAGAAGGCCAGCTTCGGCAAGGACTGGATGCGGCAGGGCTACATCGGTCGCTACAGGGAGGGGAAGCAGGGTCACTGGCTTCCAATGATGATCGCCGAGGCCAAGCAGTGCGACGAGGGTGCCGAGAAGTTCATACGCGGATACCTTCTCGAGTTCGCGCAGGCCGGACGCGTCCACGCCGTGATCAACCAGTTCAAGAGCGAGGACGGCGGCACCCGCACGCACAGGTTCTCCTACGCGGACCCCCCGCTCCAGCAGATGCCGTCCCGACCGGAGATTTTCCTTCGTCAGTGGACACTGACGGAGGAAATTGCCAAGTACATCCGATCGGCATTTCTGCCGGAACGGGGGGAGAAGTGGTTCAGCCCGGACTACTCGCAGCAGGAGTACCGCCTGATCGTGCACTACGCGTCGGTGCTGGGCTGCACCAAGGCTGACGACGCGGTGGCGCTGTATCTCAAGGACGTCAACACCGATTTCCACAACGTGGTGGTCGGCATGACCGGCCTGATCAGGCAGCGCGCGAAGGACTGCAACTTCGCCAAGTCGTACGGCGCTGGCAAGGACAAGTTCGCCGACATGACCGGGATGGACGTCGAGGAAGCTGTCGCCGTCATGACGCAGTACGACGAGAACCTGCCGTTCGTCAAGCAGCTTATGTCCCGCTGCACCAAGGCGGCGGACAGGCGCGGATACATCGTGATGCTGGACGGCGCTCGCGGCCACTTCAACTTCTGGGAGGCGGCGTGGCTCACGGCGGCGGAGCGGAAGCGCGGCTGGGACGAGCGGTGGCCCATGGTCGAGTGCGACCTGGAAGAAGCGCGGAAGCGGGCTTCGACCAAGGGTCATCCGTGGTACGGCGCGCGGCTCAAGCGGGCCTTCACCCACAAGGCGGGCAACATGCTCATTCAGGGCGGGGCCGCGCGCATGGGAAAGATGGCGATGCGGGACATGTGGCGCGAGGGCTACGTGCCGCTGATGCAGATGCACGACGAGTTCCCGGTGTCCGTCGGTAGGGAGAAGGACGGCCGACGGATAGCGGAGATCATGCGCGACGTTGGCGCGCAATTCGGGGGGCGCGTGCCGTTCCGCGTCGACGAGGAGTACGGCCGCAACTGGGGCGACGCCAAGCACGCCTGGAAGGACGCCGCGTGTGCCGCGTAAGGCCGGGGCGTCGTGAGCGCGCAACCGCTGGCGCGGGCCGCTGGGGCGGCGGGCGCTGGGGGCGG